CATCTACGAGAGCGGGTTCGAGGAGTATCCGTTCGCGGTCTGCCATTTTGAGAAGGCCGACAACGAATCCTACGGACGCGGTCCGGGAATGAACATGCTTCCGACCATCAAGATGTGCAACCGGATGAGCCAGGCGTACATCCTGGGGCGCGAGCATCAGAGCGACCCGACGTACCTGGTGCCGGACGGAAGCCTGCTCTCGAAAGACTTCAACAAGGACCCCGGTGCCGTGATCCCGTACAAACCGGACATCAACGGCAGCAAGCCGGAGATGCTGCCGAACACGGTGAACTTCGGGACGCTCTTCGAGGACATCAAATCCATCGAGGAGACGATTAAGTACGGATTTTTCTGGGATATTTTCGACCCGCTGGGCGACCTGAAACAGATCACGGCGACCGAGGCGGAAATCCGCAACGAGGGCAAGCTGATCCCGTTCGCTCCGCTGTCCGGCAGTCTCCACAGCGATCTCTTCCGCGTCATCATCCACCGCGTGTACGGCATCTGCATGAGGCGCGGTTATCTGCCGGCGCAGCCTCCGCGTCTGGCCGAGAGCCCGGATTACAAGGTGGAGTTCGTGAGCAAGATCGCGCTGTCGATGAAGAAGCTGGAGACACTGGGCTGGCTCCAGACGGAAGCGAGCCTGACGAACCTGGCGGCGGTCAAACCGGAAATCATCGACAACTTCGACACAGACAAGATCGTGCGCGAAATGGGGCTGGCCAACGGCATCGCTCCGAGCTGGCTGGTGAACGAGAAGGACCGCGACGAGGCCAGGGCGGCGCGTGCGGAAGCGGCGCAGCAGCAGGCGGCGGCGGAACAGCTCCTCGCCGGGACCTCGGCGCTTGGTTCGAACCTCGGGAAAGCGCCGGAACGAGGATCGCCGCTTGACGCGGTGATGAACGGACAAGGCGTATGAGCGAGACAGCGGAAACCAAACACAACCGGCTCCGTCTGGACTTCCATCTGACGTTCGACAGCGACAACGGGCGTGCGGTGCTGGATGAGCTGACGGAGTTTTCCCACGCGGACGACGCGGAATACTGCGCGGACGCGAGGAAAGACGCCTACATGCAGGGCAGAAGGTCTGTCCTGCTTCATATCCGAAAACTACTAAAGGAGTAACCATGTACCAAAAAAACGGCAACGAAATCCGCAACGAGCGCGGGACGCTGGTGGCGACCATGACGGACGACGGCGGCCTCGTGATGGCTCCGGGGAAGAAGTCGCAGGAGGAGAAAGTGCGTTCCTGGCTCAACCAGGCGGCGGCGGACGGATTGAGCGCCGCGCTGGAAATCGCCGAGGAAAGCGGCCTCGCGCCCGATCCTTCTCCCGAGGCTCCAGCGGAAGACCGCCCCCGCATCTACGAGGGCGAGTCCAGGATCGAGCACGTCGAACCGCCCCCGGCGAAAGAGGGGGAGCAGACCAAGGCGGAATGGCAAGTGGGAACAATCCCGGAAGAAGAGCTGCCGCCGTTCCGACCTGAACTCGGCACGGCGACGCCCGGCTTCCAGGAATACGTCAACCAATACAAACTCAACAACGAGCAGGTGTCGGCTCTGGTGAAGCGCATCTGTTCTAAGAAAGGATGGTAAAAACCATGGCAACCATTTTAGACGGAACCCCCGAGGACAACAGCGGAATTCAGGGAAATCAGGTCGTTACAGGCGGCGGCGCCCCTGCAGACGCGCAGGGAACCGCGCCGGCGCAGTACGACTTCAAGACGATGCTCGGCGACGCCGGCGAGTTTTCGGAGAACTGGCGCGACGGCCTCCCGGAGAGCATCCGCGGGGAAAAGTGCCTGGAGAATGTGAAGAGCATCGGCGGCCTGGTGAACAGCTACGTCCATGCGCAGCACGCGATCGGCGCGAACAAGGTGGCTCTGCCGAACGAGAACTCCACGGAGGAGGATTGGGCGGCATTCTACAAGGCGTGCGGCCGGCCGGAGACGGAAAAGGAGTACACGACGGACGGCGTGAAGCTCCCGGATGGCGTGAAGCTTGACGATGAAGCTGTGAACAAATTCAGGACATTCGCGTTCAAGAACGGATACAGTCAGAAGATGTTCACCGCCGCTCTGGCCTACGACGTGGAGCGGGTTCAGCAGCAGGCGGCGGCCCACGCGGCGGAGGTGGAGGCGGAGTACAACGACACTCTGGCGAAGCTGAAAGCGGACGAAGCCTCCGGCGATCTCCGCAAGAAGTTCGGGAACGACTTCGCGACGATGAACGCGGTCATCACGCAGTGCAACAAGGCCATGAACACGTTCGGGCTGACGGAAGTGGCGGCGAAAGCCGGTCTGCTGAACAATTACGTGTTCATCAGCGCCATGGCCGCAATCGGGTCGAAGATGAGCGAGAGCCGCATCAAGGGCGAGGACGGCGGAATCCAGACGACTCCGAATCCGCAGTCGCGCCTGAACGAAATCATGAACAATCTCGACGACCCCTACTACAAGCGCGAGCATCCGGCGCACGAAGCCCGCGTTCAGGAAGTCACGAATCTTCTTGCAGCGATTTCAGCGGCGAAGAAGTAACCCGGCGAAAGCCGAGCTGAGGGAACAGTGCATAAGCTGCCCCTGGTTTTGCAGAAAGGCCAGGGACCATCGGAGCAACCGCCGTGAAGATGATGCGGGCCCGATGAAACATCCTACCATGCGCGGCGCATGGGCCAATCATTTTCAGCCGTTCCGGCAGGGTTTTCAGCATTTTACCTGCCGGTCTTTTTTTTGCGGAAATATTTGGATCATCCGCAGTGCTATATTGATTTACAGAACGACTGGTTCGGGACAATTCCTCCGTGAATCCTATGCCATGAGTTTATTTCGGGCGGCGGCCCGGAATAGTGATCCGGCAATCCGGGCAATCATGACATCGTTTTCCGCGACCCAAAACCTCCGAAACCAGGAGAAATCATCATGGCACAGCTTGAAACCACCTATGCCAAACAGTACGGGACGAACGTGTACACGATGGCCCAGCAGAAGGGCAGCGTGCTCCGCGAGTTCGTCACTCTCGAAGAAATGCGCGGCGAGAAGCGCCATTTCGATCGAGTCCATCCCACCGCGGCGGTCCGCAGCGACAGCAAGTACGGCGACACCCCGCTCATCCACACGCAGTTCGACCGCAGGACGATCCACGCCCAGGAATTCATCTGGGCGGACATGGTGGACTGGCAGGACAATTTGAATCTGTTCATCGACCCCACCAGCAACATCGTCCGAATGGGCGCGTATGCGCTCGGGCGCATCATCGACGACATCATCATCGAGAACGCGTTCGACGGCGTGGCCTACGAGGGCAAAGACGGCCTGCAGACCGTGGCCTTCCCGGACGAACAGAAGATCGCCATCACGACCGGCCAGGTGAGCGCCGAGAACACCGGCCTGAACATCGAGAAGCTGATCCAGGTGCGCAGCAAATTCGGAAAAGCCGACATCGACCTCGACGACCCCGAGAACACGCTGTACATGGCGGTGACGCAGACGCAGATCGACGACCTCGTGCGCGGCACGGACATCAAGTCTCGCGACTACGACGCGATCCGCGCCCTCGGCGAGGGCAGGACGAACACGTTCTACGGGATCCGCTTCGTGCGTTGCGGCCGCCTGAAAAAGACGGCGACAACGGGCGGTTACAGCCGCACCTGCGCCGCATGGTGCCGCAGCGGCATCATCCTCTGCATCCCGAAAGAGATCAGCATGGATGTGAGCCAGCGCAACGACAAGCAGAACAACTGGCAGGCGCTTGCGAAGCTGAAAGGCGGCGCGACGCGCTACGAGGACGCCAAAGTCCAGCAGATTTTCTGCTTCGAATCCGCCTAATCAGGAAAGGAGAACTGACCTATGGCAACCATCAAGAGCAATGTGGCAACCGCGCAGACCATCACGTTCGGCGGCAAGCTCATCACCACCGACCTCGGCGGGCGCGTCCGTCTCGCGCACGGCGAGCTCACCATCGACAGCGCATACGGCTCCGGCACGATCATCGAGCTGGCGAAGCTCCCGGCAGGCGCACGCGTGCTGCCGCAGAGCCAGCTTCACTTCGAGGCCGGGCAGAATGCGAGCCTGGCCGTGAAGGTCGGCGACGCCGAAGACGACGACCGCTACTTCGCGGGCACGGTCGGCTCCAGCGCGATCAGCATCAGCCTGAACGCGAACCGTCTGAACAACTATGTCACCGCGAAAGAGGGCATGGTTTTCGTGACGACCACCGCGCAGGCCCTGACGGCGAACAAGAAGGTCGCGTTCGATCTTCTGTACGTGGTCGACTGAACCATTGAGGGAGGTCGGGAGCGTCCTTGGTGCGCTCGTTTCCTCCGGCCTCCCTCTTTTTCCCATTTTCAACATCCGCGAGGCGAAGATGAACACAATCGAGATATGCAACCTGTCCCTGATGATGATCGGGATGCCGACCATCACGTCATTCGAGGACGCGAACAACAATGCGCGGATGTGCAAGGAATTTTTCCCGGTGGTCCGGGACCGCGTCCTGCGCGACCACTGCTGGAGCTTCGCCGTCTCCTACGCGAGCCTGCAGACGACCACGGACACGAGTTACGAACCGGATTTTCCGTTCGTCTGCGCCATGCCGGTCGACCTGATCCGCATCCTGGAGGTCGACGGCGGGGAGCCGTATCTTCACGTCGGGAACCGCATCCTGACGCAGCGGCAGGGCGCGAAGCTGAAATACATCCGGCGCGTGGAAGACCCGGAGCAGTTCGATCCTCTGTTCACCGAGGCGGTACAGTACGCGCTGGCCGGCGAAATCATCATCACGAACACGCGGGACGCGCAGATGGTGAACTTCTACCGGAACGAGTACGAACGGCGTCTCGCCATCGCCCGGAGCATCGACACGGCGGAGAACCGTCACGAGCTGACGCCGCGACCGCAGCGGAGCAACTGGATCGAGGCCCGCGGCTGCGCCGGGGTCCGCGCAAGCGGAACGACGTGGACGGAGGGGAACGCCGGGGCCCAGGGCGAGCAGATCGTGGAGGGCTGACCGATGTCTTCCTACCTCTCTCTGAATTCATTCAACGCGGGCGAGCTGTCGCCCAAGATGCTCGGACGGAACGACGTCTCGCAGTACGGAAAGGGCTGCGAGAAGCTGGTGAACTTCTTCGTGACGCCTTACGGCAGCGTGGAACGCCGCCCCGGGACCCGTGACCTTGGCGCGGCGCGGTACAGCAACAAGAAGGTCCGTCTGATCCGGTTCGTCTACTCCAGCACGGATTCGTACATCTGCGAGTTCGGGGACGAGTACATCCGATTCTGGAAGGACGGGGAGCAAGTGATGAACGGAGCGAACCCGCTGACGATCACGTCCACGGCTGCGCTGCCGCTGTACACGGAAAGCGAGCTCAAAGACCTGAAATGGATTCAGAGCGCAGATGTGATGACGCTGGTGCATCCGGCGCATCCCATCTGCGAATTGAAACGCACCTCCGCGAACACGTTCACTTTCACGGAGAAAGACTGGGAATACCCGCCGATGCTGGAACCGAACCTGGACGACGCGGCGACCATCCAGCCGAGCGCGACGACCGGGAACAGCATCACGCTGACGGCGAGCAAAAGCACGTTCACGTCCGCCAACGTGGGCGGCTTCTTCGAGCTGATGCACATGCGGCAGCAGAACGTGGTGAACCACACGTTCGACTCGTCGACCAATCCGCACATGTCGGACGAGACGTACAGCGCGGAGCTGGAAGTCAAGGGGTACTGGTCGTTCGTCACCCACGGCACATGGAGCGGGAACGTCACGATCCAGCGGAGCTTCGACAACAAGGCGACCTGGAAAGACTACCTGGTGTACAACTCGGTCAAGGACAGCAATTTTTCCACGTCCGGGACGGAGGAAGAGGACAACGTCTACTACCGCGTGAAGATGACGAACTACCAGCAGTCCGACACCGGCACGGTCAAGGCCTGTAAAATCATGTTGAGCAATCCCGATTTCACGATCACCGGCGTGGTGAAGATCACGGGTTACACGTCCGCCACGTCCGTCACGGCCAAAGTGTTGAAGAAGCTGGGGAGCACGGACGCGACCAACGAATGGAACGAGGGAGCGTTCAGTCCCCGGCGCGGATATCCGCGATCCGTGGCCTACTTCGAGGAGCGGATGATGTTCGGCGGGACGGCATACCGTCCGCAGACGGTCTGGGGGAGCCGGACCGGAGACTGGGACAACTTCCTGCTGGGCGACAAGGACGACGACGGCCTGGAGTTCACGCTTTCCAGCGACACGGTGAACGAAATCCGCTGGATGTGCCAACACAACGCGCTGGTGATCGGGACGGCGGACAGCGAATGGACGCTCTCGGCATCGAGCACGGACAAGGCGCTCACGCCGACCGATTTCAAGGTGCGGCGGCAGAGCGTGTACGGAACGAGCGGAGCGCAGGCCCTGATGGCCGGCGAGACCATTCTTTTCGTGCAGCGCGGCGACAGGAAGGTGCGGGAATTCGTGTACGACTGGCAGAAAGAGGGGTATAATTGCCCGGACATGACGATCCTGGCCGACCACATCACAGCGGGCGGCATCACGGAAACCGCGCTGATGCAGCTCCCGGACACGATCCTGTGGTGTCTGCTGGGGAACGGCACGCTGGCGGCGCTCACCTACGAGCGCGATCAGGAAGTCGTGGGGTGGCACCGGCACGAACTGGCAGCCGGAAGCATCGTCTCCATCGCAGTCATCCCGAACGGCAACGAGGACGAACTGTACCTGGCCGCGAACCTGGACGGCGTGGTCCGCATCCTGAAAATGGAGTCGAGGACCAGTCAATTCTACGTGGACTACGGGAAGACCGTCACCAATCAGACGGCGGCGGCAACGGCGTCTGGTCTGCTTCACCTGGCCGGAAAGACG